GAATATAAGGAGATTATTGTTAACGCATCTCTTCGTGATTTTCTTCAGTGGTATAACGCTGCCATTGATAAGCATCATGCTGATCAGTCAATCACTAAAACCTGCAATGAGAAAGTTAAAGCTGTTACTGTATGTCGTTGTTGTGGATTTCCTCTTAAGATGTGTGAGTGCCAAACTCAATCTACTGATAAATCTTTTATTGATGTAGTGTTCCCTGCTTTAGTGTCTTTTATTATGACATTTTTGTATTTAAATACGACTTCTCAACATATTTATAAATTGAAATTGTTACTTAAAGCCTTTCATCTTTGGTCATTTTTTCGACCAATTTTTTGGTTGACTAAAACGACTTATAGATGGACTCTTGGCTTATGTACAGTACCATTTATTTTTGTTCGCTATATTTTGCCTTGTCGTGTTAGTTGTTGGTTACAGTTGAACACTCCTCTTTGGATTCAAATGAAGTATATGGATTATTCAACTAGGTTTGAACGTTCTAGATACCGTTTTATTCAAAATAATTATCGAGCATATTGGTATCAGATGGGTGAACGTGTTTGTGATTCTATTGGTTATCCATTGACTTTATCGACAATTGTTTTGGGTATTAGTGCTGCTATTGCTTTGTATAAAGCCGGTAAAGTAGTTCTATCACCTGATGAATCTCCAGAGAAGAAAATGGAATCTCAAATTGGTTGGGAAAAGCATCCTGATGGTTGGCGTCCAGTTGCTTCGAATGAAGAAACTGAGAACGTGTGGTATAAGAATGATTATCAACTGACCGAATTTGATTGGAATCCTAAATCTAAATCTTGGAAGGCTCTACCTTTAGAAAATGTTCAAAATGCAATCTTACAAAATTGTATTTCTATGAAGATTTGTAATCCAGATGGTACATTTCGTTATTCTAAAGCTTTTGGCATTTGTGGACAAACTTATTTGTTGAATAAACATTTTATTCCTAACCGTGATAATTTTGACATTACTATTATTTCATGTCCTTTGAAGGATGGTGTTTCTCGGAACACCGTTATTAGAGCTCAACGTAGTCAATTTATTGTGGACGATACAGATTTAGCTTTGGTTGTTTTTAAAGAACTCCCTCCCACTAAATCTATGTTAGGTTTATTTGCTAAATCTACAATGACTGGTTCTTGGAATGGATTCTATTTACAAAAGACAGTTTTTGGTGAGAAGAAGTGTGTTCCTGTCAAGTGTATAACTTTGACTAAACAATATCCTGTTCACACTGATATAATGACTGCCACATGTGATATGTGGTTTGGTTTTGTTGATGTTCCCACTATTAATGGTGATTGTGGTTCAATTTTATTAGCTGATACCACAATGGGTCCTACTATTATAGGTATTCACTGTTTAGGCAATCAAACTGGATCTGTTGGAGCAGTTCGAGTTACCCATGATTGGTTAGTGAGTAAATTATCCAAGTGGAATGTTGATAGTGGTGAACCCCGTTTATCTTTGCCTGGTTATGAGCATGATCTTATCTCTTTAAATAAGTTTGCGACTGTGCGATATATTGAAAAAGGTACTGCCAGTGTTTTTGGCTCTATAACTGGTTCTAGATTTTCTCCAACAACTTCTGTATGTGATACTCCTATGAACGTTAAGTTACAAGAGCATGGATACCGTATTAAGTATGGTGCTCCTGTTATGAAAGATTGGAGACCTTGGAGATATGCCTTACAAGACATGACTTCTGTTGATTGTTCGTTTGATACTAAAATTTTGGAAGCTTGTAAGCAAGCCTTCATTGCAGATATTAAGAAAGCTATAG